TACGAGTACATGCAGCGCATGGCCGACGTCGAACGCGCGAACAACAACGGGCAAGTCTCGGCGGCGACTGCGAGCAATCTCGCGGCCATCCAGAAGCAGATCATGGCGTTCGCAGGCTTGGGGTCGCCGCGTAGCGCGGGACGCAGGTCACAGGAGGAGCCGCAGGGCGCGCCGCAGGGCGCGCCGCAGGGCGCGCCGCAAGGCGCGCCGCAGGGCGCAATCCCCGGCGACCAGACGCGCGTCGGCACGCCAGTGTCCGGCGGAAGCGCGCCCCCGACGGGGACCGGCGCCGCGCCGGCCTTCCCCAACACACCGCGCACGCCGATCACTGTCGACTACACGACCACCGAGAGCGGCGTCCCGGTCGACAAGATGAACAACCCGGCGCATCTGCGGTCTATCGCGGAGAAGATGTCGACGCCCGAGGAGCGCAACCGCTTCATCGAAATGGCGAGGGTCATCGAAACCACCGGCGAAGTCACCGACATCACCGGCAACAGGGGCATCGTCAAGGGGTGGCCCGAGATGCGCCGCCAGCAGCAGGCGGTCGTCAGCAATCAAGAGTGGCAGCGGAAAGAAGCCGCTGCGTCGGACGAGCGGCAGATACTTATCCGCTCCTACGGGCTGCTTGAGAAGGCGTTGCAGCAGGTCGACACCAACCCCGCTGCGGTGATCACGTCGCAAATCAGGGAAGGCGCACGTGCTCTTGGGTTCGTGGTGCCCGACGGCATGTCGTCGGCGGCTGCCGTGCAGGAGATCACCAAGCAGGTGGCGACGCGCGCCGCGCAGGCCGGGTCCGACCGCGCGCGGGGGATGCTGCAAGACGGCAGTATCGAGGCGATCAAGAACCCGGAGGCCAACAAGCAGATCTTGGCGCAGCTCTACGCGGACATCGACTCTGCCGAGAGCCGTTTCAAGTACATCGACGATAAGATCAATACCACTCCGACGGGCAACTTTTCGACATGGCAGCGTGAATGGAACGCGGCCAACCCGCCAAACAAGTTCCAAGACGAAGCCTACAACCGCCTCGGCGTCCTCGGTGCGACACCGCTTGACGACGCGGGCGTCCCTGACCCGACGCGCATGAAGGTCGGCACATTCTATGTCCTGAAGCCTGTCGAGTACTGGCGCGCAATGAAGGGCGCGGTGCCTCTTGATAGTATTCGCGGCAACGTGCGCGTGAAGGTCGTTGAACAGAACGGTCAGAAGGGCTTCATAGTCCAATGAGCGGCGACAACCTTCCGAAGCCCGGCACCTTCATCCCTCTGGGCGACGGGCGCGCAAGCGGCATGCCCGCCCCCGGCACGTTCATCCCCCTCGACCGGAAGCCGCCGCCTGAAGCGGCCCCCACCGAAGAGCGCGGCTTCCTGTCGAACAGCCCCGACGACAGCTGGCTGTCGTCGGCTGCGAAGGGCACCGGCACCGTGCTCGGCAAAGCTGTCGCGGCAGTGCCCGGCCTGCCGGGTGACATCGCGGGGCTCCTCGACTACGCCACGACGGGCGTGCAGAGCTACCTCGACGACAAACCGCACGCGGATCTGATGAGGCAGCTCGCCGAAGACATCGCGAAGAAGAAAGCCGCGGGCCAGTGGCAGTTCCCGACGTCGGATGAGCTGTACCGCAGAGGCGCCAACGCTCTCGGCGCCGGCGAGTACAAGGCCACCTCGGTGCCCGGCAAGTACCTGATGATCGGCGGCGAAGGCGCCGCGAGCATGCTGATGCCCTTCGGCGTGGCGGGTAAGGGCGTCAAGGCGGCCCGCGAAGCGTTAACAGCAGGCAAGGGCGCGGGCGCGGCGACGCGGGCAGGCATCGGCGCGACGCTGCCGGGGGTGGGTGTGGGCGCCGGGGTGACTGCCGGGGCGCACGCGGTCGGAGAGATGACCGAAAGCCCCGGCGCGGCGCTGGCGTTCGGCCTCGGTGCGCCTCTGGCAGGCGGCGTCGTCAAGGGCGGGTACAACGCCCTGCGCAACCCGGTGCGGGGCGCGCGCGAGCGGTTCATCGACAGCATCAGCGGCGTCGTCGACCCGGCCAACCCGAACGCCCCCGGCGACAAGCGCCCGGTGATCGCGCGCATTCTTGCCGGTGGTGAAGACGTCGCACCGACGGGGGCTCCACGCACGACGGCGCAGGCGTACCCTGACAATGGGCTGTCGTCCGAGCAGATCCGGCTGCTGCAGACATCGCAGGCGACGGATGCCGCCAAGATGCGGATGATGAACGTGCAGGAGCGCCAGCGGCGAGCCAATCAGGGTCAGCTCGAAACGCTTGCGCCCGACACCGCCGAACCGCTGGCGCTGCCGCGCGCGGCGCAGGTCGCCCAGCAACAGCTCGATGATGACGTGCGGCGCCTGACGGCGGCCCTCGACACCGAACGTGATCCCGTGCGCGCGGGTGAGCTGCAGCAACAGATTGCAAAGGCCGAGAGCCGGGCGCTCGACGGGCGTGTGAGCGCGCTCTACGACAGCGTCGACCCCGACGGCATCGCGCAGGTGCCGATGAACAACACCAAGCAGCGCGCGGAACAGCTGCTGGACAGCCACAAGTCGCTGTTCGGAAAGATGGACCCGGAGCTGAAAGGTTGGCTGGAGCGCATTGTCGGCCGCGGTAAAGACGCCGACGGCAATCCTAATCCGGGGCTTGGCGAGCGCCTGTCGTATCAGGACGCTGTCGAACTCGACAAGGCAATCGAGCGGACCCGCCGGGAAGCAGTAATGAGCGGCGCGGGCACGGCGGGACAATACGGCCAGCTCAAGAGCGCGATCATGGACGACCTGCCCAACGTCCAGCTTCCGCCGACGGCGGCAGCCGCCGGGCAGACGCCTGCCGAGACGTTGCGCGCGGCCAAAGATCTCTACATCGAGAGCAAGAGACGCTTCGAGAACGCCTACGTCGAGGGCGGGCTCAAGATGAAGCCTTACGGCGAATTCATCATGCAGCCCGAGAACGTCGCCAAGCAGGTGTTCCAGCCGGGCGACGGCGGCGGCCGCGCAGTCACCGCGTGGCTGGAGGCCGCAGGGCCGCAGGGCGTTCAGCAGGCGCAGGACATCGCGCTCGCCCGGCTGCACGAGATGCGCCGCGGCCCCGGCGGCGTCATACAGCCGATCTCGCAGGACATGCTGGACCGCTGGCGCACCCAGTACCGCAGCGCGCTCGGGGCTATCGACACCGCCGCGCCGGGCTTCTCGACGCAGTTCGACAACGCTGCCGCGGCGCAGAGCCGCCTGAACGCCTTCACCGAGAGCCGCGCGGCGCAGTTTCTCGGCGTGCAGGACCGCGACCAGATGTACGGTATGGTCGGCCGCATCCTCGACCGCCCCGACGGCGCGGCGCAACTCCGCGAGGTGTTGTCGCAATTCCCGCAGGCCGAGCGGCAGGTGATCATGGAGGGCATCCAGCGCGCGGGCTCCCAGTACATCGTCCGGCAGTTCATCTCGCCGAAGAGCGGCGACATTCTGGGCGCGCAGTTCGCGAAGTATGTCACCCGGCACGAGGGGGCGCTGCGCGAGCTGTTCGGGCCCAACTACCAGCGTCTGGAGAACATCGCCAACGAGCTGGCGCGTCACGAGAACGTGCAGAAGGCGGGCATGACGCACGGCTCGTCGACCGGCTTCAACACTCGCGACGAGCTGAAGCAGAAACCCTCGCAAGATGTCAGCGTCCCCGAGGCAGTCATGTCGACCGGCATCATGCAGCCGGTACTGGGCACGATACCCGCCACGGCCGTCACGGGCGCGATGGGGCTTCGCAACCTCTGGCACCGGCTTGAGAAAGGCCGCCAGAGCACGATCAACGACATCATCACCGATGCCGTCTTCGACCCGGCGGCGGCCCGGCGCCTCCTTCAGGGAAGCTATAAACTTGCGGGGACCCCCGGGCCTGCCATCGCCCCGCGCGCCGCCATTCGGGGTGCGCAAGAGGGTATGAGCGAGATCGAAGAGCGAGAGAACCTGCGCCGGCGCGAAGGCCGCAAGGCGGGCGGCCGGATTGGTGGGGTCAACCACGGCGCCATCGCGATGTCGCTGATCCGCGCCGCGGAGAAGGCCAAGAAGAACCACAACACGACGACGCAGCCCCTCCTTGAGCAGCCTGATGAAGCCATCACCAAGGCGCTCGCCATCGCCGACGAGGCCCTGAAATGACGACACCCAACAAGGTACTCGACCAGCCCGCCTACAACTCGAACGTCAACACGTGGGGCACGGGGCCGCTCAACACCAACTTCGGCTACATCGACCTCGCGCTGGGCGGCAGCACGCTGCTGAACTCCACCGGCTTGGGCGGCACGACCGTCGCCCTGTCGGCGGCGCAGTGCATCCCCCTCTCGCTGGTGATCTCGGGCACTCCCGGCGGCATCACGACCTACACGATCCCCGCCGGCACCGGAGGCCAGTGGGTCGTGCGCAACGGCACGTCCGGCGGCTACGGCGTGCGCGTGCAGTCCGCCGCGGGCGGCACCTACGTCACGGTCAACGCCGGCGACAACATCCAGATGTCCTGCGACGGCACGTCGTCCGGCATGGTCCGCAACGACACGACGGCGGCCGCCGGTGGCTCCACCACGCAGGTCCAGTACAACAACGCGGGCGTGCTGGCGGGCAGCGCCAACATGACCTTCAACGGGACGATACTCACGGCGCACACGCTGGACGCGTCGACAGGCGGCGTGGTGTTCCCCGACAACACGACGCAGACGACGGCGGCGGCCGTCGGCGGATCCAACACGCAGGTCCAGTTCAACGACGGCGGCGTGTTCGCCGGCGACGCCGGTCTGGTGTTCAACAAGACCACGAACGACTTGACGGTCGGCGGTCTGTTGACCGCTGCCGGCGCCACGCTCAGCAGCACGCTCACCATGTCGGGCGCCGCGATCAACGGGACCAAAGCGGCGGTGGCGAGCGCCTCAACGACTGCAATCGGCGCGGCCGGCGCGAACAATATTGATATCTCCGGGACGACGACGATCAACGCGTTCGACTCTATCGCATTCGGCGCGACGCGAACGGTAGTCTTTTCAGGCTCCTTGACGCTTGTTCATAGCGGCGTTCTTGTGTTGCCAAACGGCGGCAACAACATCCAGACGCAGGCGGGCGACACCGCGATATTCATTTCGTCGGGCGGCGGAAACTGGAAGTGCTACGCCTACCAGCGCGCGAGCGGGCAGCCCGTCGCCGCCAACCCCGTCTACGTCACGATGAAGGCCATCGCGGCATTCCCGTTCAGCTTCTCCTACACGCCCCTCCGGTCCACTTCTATCCTGACCGTTGAAGTCGACATTCCGTCTATCGGCGGACAGAACACCAACAATACTTTGACGGTGACAGTCAACGCGGCAACACTCAACACGGCCTATGCACAGTACACAAACGTAGCCTACCACGCTAATTCGTTTCGAGTCATCGGGGTGTATCAAGTTGCGTCGGGCGCGGCGCTTACTATCGGCTCCACTTTGACGGGCGGCGGCGCGCTGGTGCCCGGAGGGACGGTGTACATGCGCGTCACTGAGTCTGACGGCGCGATTTCCTAGCGCAGGAAAACATCGTCGAGATATGCGTAGAGGGGAATTCACTCGTGCTGAATAACCCAGATAAACTTGACGGGGATCCCTTGAAGGCAACTGTCGAGATGTTCAACACCCCGGCCTTTCAAGCCCTCTTCCGCATCACCGCGACGATCCTGCTGCTGTTCATCAGCGTCGTGACGTACATCGCCGTCCAGACGCTGGGGAACATCAAGGAACTCACCAACTCGATCAACACCCTCAACCTCAAGATCACAGAGGTCATCGGGGAGGGGCGCGTGACGTCCGCCACCATCCTCAATCACGACAAGCGGATCACGGGCCTAGAGCAGTGGCGCGTTACCTTGCCGCCGGTCAGGCGGGAGGCACCCTGACGTGCCACTTGGAGGGGTTGCGGATGTACTGCCTCGTCCACCCTCTATACTTGTACTCGTCAATGCGGGCGCCCTTCGAGACGGGCATCGAGACGACGAGGCCGCCGGGCATGTGGAAGCGGACGAGGTGGTGGTTCTGACCGTCGGCCCACTCGACCCTGAGCGCGCCCTCACGTTGAGCCGTTTGTTCAATCGCCCGTCGGCTCTTCGAGTTCATCTGTTGTTATCCTATACCATAAATCACAAGCGAGAAGCCTGACACGCTCGTGCGGGCTCTGCAAGAGCCTCGTGATCAGGACCGTGGCGTTGGCCGTCCAGAGGCGGCCCTGCTGTACGTGCCGGCACAGCGCCCAGTAGAGGGCGCTGTGCTGTTCCAGTTCACTCATCGACCTTCTCCTCCGGTAGATGCGCCCACTTCACGCGCCTGCGAATACGGTTCACCTGCCCCTGCGACAGCCCGTAGTCGAAAGCGATCTGCTTTTCGCCGCGAGTGTCGCGGCGGATCGCATACACGTCCTCCTCGGTGATCTTCGCCGAGGGGTTCTCCTCACCCTTCCTCGCCGGCATCGGTCGCAAACTCCCCGGCGAAGGACAGGTAGTTGATCGCGTCGATGTAGCTGTCGACGTGATCCGGCGACTGCGCGATCCGCGACAGCTTCACGGCGAGCAGGATCATGGCGATGTCGTGCGCGAGCAGCGACTTGCCCGTGATTTCGTTGGCGATGCGCGCGATGCGTTCGTGGTTCTCCTTCACGGAGCCGTAGACGGCGCCGCGCGGCGCCAAGAGCGTCATCGCCTCGGTGATGATGTCAGTGTGCTTCATGACTTCCCCTCATAGTATTCGGCGATCTTGCCGATGTGCTCCCAGTTGACGACCAAAGGCCCACGGCTGGCCCACGTGCGCGTGTTGTCGGCGCGCTCATAAACGAGATGATCGCCAAGCAAATAGCCCTGCCCGATCAGGTACGACACATCGTTCAAGGTCTTCATGTCGGGCACGTCCAGAATGACCTGATGCGTCCCGTCGTTCTTGCCCGAGGGCATGTTCATGTGGATCAACAATTTCACGACGCGTCCTCCGGGGGAATGTAGGCGGAGAAACCCGCCCTGAGTTCAGTCTGCTTTATCGGCACTTTCCATCCTTTCCGTTCATTGTTGCTGATCCTCTCGCCGAACATCTTGCGCAACACGCTGCCGACGGCGCGCGATGTCCCGTAATTGTCAGGCAGCCCGTAGTAGCGCCCGATGTCGCTCGCCGTGGCGAAGGTCCAATCCTTCGACGCGACGTGCTTCTTGCGCGCGTACAGCTCCTGCAGCCGCCCCTCGGCGGGGCTCTCGACGCGGTGTTCCTCGACGATGGCGGTGTGGAGCTGCAGCTCTTCGCGCGTCAGGTTCCAGCCCTCGCCCTGCCGGAAGAGGTGAAGCATCTGGGCCCAGTACTGCTGCATGTCGATGTCGTGGAAGGCGTTGCAGCGCGTGACCTCGACGGGCCAGAAGCGGCGCGCGCCCGTCGGGTCGTTGAGGAACTGTCCGTCGTTCACGCTGGCCCAGAACGAGGTCACGCGGGGGCGCGTGGTGATGAGCCGGTCGTAGGGGAGGCGGATCTTGTCGACGGGGCGCGAGAGGAAGCTCTTCAAATGCCCCGCCTCGATGCGGCTGATGATGGCCTCCAGCTCGGCCATCTCGACGAGCGGGGAGCTTGTCAGCCTGCGCTCGTCGTCCTTGCTGCTGGCGTGCCCGAGGTTCGCGCTCTGCTCCAGCAGACGCCACGCCGCGGGCAGCAGCGAGCCGATCCACGATGACTTGCCGCAGCCCTGCGGGCCGACGAAGACGACTACGTGGGGGACGCTGACAGGCGTCTCCCGCTCCCAGTTGGTCCACGCCACAATGGCCTGAATGGACGCGCGGAGGATGACGATGTC